TCTAAGTAATCTTGATGTATTTAGAGATACAATCTATCCTTCAAACCTAACAGAGTGATTCTAATGCTATTTGAATATCTTGTCAACTATTTTGTTGCTTGATAAGAACGAACCTTTGATTCTCCAGACTTATCTGGTTTTACCATATGAGTTTTGATTTTTTCTGAATCTGGTTTGTTCTTTTTCTCTGCCTCAAATGCCTTGTGAACTTTTGCAGCATCATCATACATATGAGTTTTTTTAGCACCACTTTTCTTTGCAACTGCATTTGCAACATCTACTTTTTTCTTTCCAACATCATTTCCCTTCATTCCTCCAGTGTAATGAATCTTATTCATTGGTACATCTACACCATGCTTTTTCAAATGTCCCTGAAACTCTTTTGGTTTATCAAACTTGGAACGAGCAGTAATGATATGAACGTTTTGTCCTCTTGCTTGTTTTCTCTTCACATCTTTAATTACTTTTTTGTTTGGACTTGAAGTTTCTTTGAACTTTTTAGCACTTTGAAATTCACTAAAATCGTATTTGTGTCCCTTATCTAGTTTATGAGTATTAAACTCTTGATTACTTAAACTCTTAACTCTTTTTCCAGATTCATCATTTACATGAACCTTTACATTTGGTTTTCCTTTTTTACCATGTCCAAATAAAGTTTCATCCACGTCATATGCGTGAACTGTTCTTTTTGGTCGGGTTCCTCTTGCCTTTTCATCTAAATTTTCAACTTCTTCATTAGTAATGCCCTTCTTTGCTCTAATTGCAGCAGATTTTGCGAGTGTTCTTTGTCTTGCTGCTTCTCTTTCATCAGAAGGAATATTAAACATATTTCTATCAGTCTTCAATCTTTCTTTTGGAGGTTCAACTTCTTCATTAAAAGTGCTTTCAATAAGATTCTCAACAAACTCTTCATTTACATATCGAAGGAATTTAACTGCTGATTCATAACTGCTAACATACTTATTATCAATTAAAGCTTCAATTACAAACTCATATGCAAACTGTTGAAATTCTTCATTCTTACTACCATAATAAGCACCAAGTGCTCTCTTAATTCTTTGCTTCTTACTATCACCTTTGAATGTCTTGCTCTTTGAATGAACAAAATCACTGATTGTTTTACCAGCATCAGCACCTACATCAATCTTTTCATCAAGTTCAAATTCTTCCATCTTTACTGTTGGAAGAGAGACTTTACTTCTTGCTTTTTTATGCTCCTGAGATGCTTCAGGAGAATGTCTTTCGGCATCAGATTTTGTCATTGTAGAAATCTTTTTTGGTCTTCTACCTTGAATATCAAAACTTACTGATTCTGAATAAATGTTATTATAGGATTCTCTACTATTCGACATAATACTTTTACAGTTTAAAAGTATTTATAAAAAAAGGGGGCAATGCCCCCTTCACTATAACTTAAATCCAGCAAATGTATCTTTCTTCATATCCTGCTTAATACCTCCAACCAAATACGAAGTAATTTCGGTTTCTTGTGGAGCAACTTGTACTGACTTGGAATTAATCCAATGCTCGGTCCAAGGAAGAGGATTATTCTTTGATGTAATATCATATTCTGGTTTCATGCCAATTGCCTTCATACGACGATTTGCGATCCACTCAACATAATTGCTGAGTAGTTTATCATTCAAACCAATCATAGAACCATCTTTGAACAGATACTCTGCCCACATTTTTTCTTCATCTACGCAAGTTTTAAATGCGTATCTTACCCATTCTTGCTCTTCTTTAGCAATTTGCTGCATTTCTGGATCATCCCCTTCATTCCACTTGTTGAGGATGTTCTGAGTGAGGACAAGATGCTGATTTTCATCTCTTGCGATGAGAGAGATAATCTTAGCTGATCCTTCCATGAGTTTGAGTTCACCAAACGCAAAGCTGCAAGCAAACGAAACATAAAATCTAATCCCCTCTAAAATATTTACATTAGCAACAGCACGATAAAGTTTTCTCTTTAAATCAATTCTTGCATCAGTTCCATAAGGAACTCCCTCATTTGCGAACTCCCATATATTTGAAGTTCCATACGAATGTGCAGAATTAATAAAATCGTCATAAGCACCAGTTACTGATGATGCTCTTTCTAAAATCTTTTCATTATTCAAAATCGTATCAAATACTTCTGAAGGATCCGAATAAACATTTTTGATAATATATGTATAAGATCTGGAGTGTATCATCTCCATAAATCCCCATACAGTCATACATGCTTCAAGTTCAGGAAGAGAACAATAAGGCATAAATGCCATTCCAGGTCCTCTACCTTGTACTGAGTCTAATAGAATTTGATACTTTAAGTTAGACGTAAAAATGTGTTTTTGTTCTGGTCTTAGAGTTTGATAATCAGCACGATCCTTTTGAAGTGAAATCTCTTCCGGTCTCCAAAAAAATCCTAGTTGTTGTTGAGTTAGCTTGTCAAAAATTGGATACTTATAGGAATCATATCTTTGAATTCCGAGAGGTTTTCCAAAAAACATTGGTTGTTTCTTGGAATCAACGTCATTGGTATTAAAGACGGTCATTCCTTTGAGCATTTTTGGTTCTTGCGAGTGAACTCTAAATTTTGCAACTTTCATTTTGATACATTATAATTGTTTTTAAAATTTTTCCAATTAAGATCTTTTTCGGGATTCCATCCACGTTTAAATTTTTTAACCATATTAATGTGAGATGCGGTATAAAAAGAATATCCAAATTTTTTAGATAATTTATAATAAGATGATTTTGTATTCACCCATTCTTCATAATATTTGTTCGCATCATGCCATATTTTTTTATTTTCACAAGTACATCTTGGATGTTCCCAAGGGTCTATTCCACTACAAGGATTTTGTATTTTCATCCTATTAGATAAATTTTTTCGTTCATTTTCTGAAAGAATTCTACCATAACAAGGATGATTTATGCCAGTTCTATTATTCATATAATTTTTTTCAGGAAACCTTTTTAGGGGATTCAAATCTGTCTTCATTAATTCTGAAATTTGAGTTCTAGCATATCCAAATTTTTTATTATTAATTTTTCTTCCAGAAATTGGTGCAGACATAAAATTAAAAGCATATAGTAATTTTAAATTATTTGGATATATTTTTGTAAGCAATTTGTGTGCTAAAAAATGTTCCTCTGGGGTCAATTCAACTATATTTGATTTATCATCAGAACCACCCAAACACTTTGGAATAATATGATGTTCTTCCGAATATCCTTCAATTTTTCTGGAACTAGATTTTTCAATTAATAAATCATAATGTTTTTTGTAGTTCATTTATTTAGATTAAGTTCTACAAATATTTATATACTTTACATATTATATTTTGCAAGAAGAACAATCTTCCTCTCCCTTTGAACTTAAAATTTCATTTACTAAGTCACTAATATTATTTACCTTTTCTTCTTTTGCTTCATCTGATTTACCATCATAAGTATTTTGATAATAAGAGGTTTTCCATCCATATTTGTATGTGGTTAGAAAATCTTCTGCCATTACTGAAACTGGAACTTCATTGTCTGGATAATGCTCTGGATTATATGACCAGTTTCCACTAATTGCTTGATCAAAGAACTTTTGCATAATAGCAACGACATTAATATATCCAGTATTATTGGGCATATCCCACAGAAGAGTATAATTATTCTTAAGTGATGCATATTGTGGAACAATTTGCTTCAATGGACCCTTCTTCGATTTCTTTACCGACAAATATCCACGAGGAGGTTCAATGCCATTTGTGGCATTTGAGACCACAGAACTCGATTCAGAGGGCATCTGAGCAGATAATGTAGAATGCCTCAATCCATATTGTTCTATTAGATTACGAAGTTCTTCCCAATTATGCTGACAAGGAATTGAAGTAATTTTATCTACATCTTTCTTGTAATGATCAATAGGAAGAAGACCTTGAGAATACTTAGTCCGATTATAATACTCACAAGATCCTTTCTCTTGGGCAATCTTATTTGATGCTTTGAGAAGAAAATATTGAAAAGATTCAGAAAGTCCATGAACGGCATCCCAAGCTTCTTGAGAATCATAATTAAATCCAAGTTTAGCAAGATAATGAGCAAGACCAATAAAACCAACACCAAGAGAACGTCTTGCTTTTGTTGATTTTTCAGCAGCTAATACAGGATACTCTTGATAATCTATCAGTTCTTCAAGTCCACGAACAGAAAGTTCACACATTTCTTCAAACTCTTCATCATCTTTGATTTTTCCTACATTTATAGCAGAAAGAATACAAAGTGCAATCTCACCATCACCGTCAATATGTTCAACTGGATCTGTGGGCAAAGTGATTTCTTGACAAAGATTACTCATATTTACTTTGTCAATAAAAGAACTATGAGAATTACAATGGTCAATATTCATAATGTAGATACGACCCGTTTCAGCACGTTCCTTGAGGAGATTAAGAATAAGTTCCTGCGCCTTAACAGTTTTCTTTGGAATGGACGGATTGTTTTCATACCCAATGTAGAGAGAGTCAAACTCAATTGTTCCGAAAGAATCATAAAGTCCAGGAACATCATGCGGTGAGAATAATGTAATCTCGGCATCTTGAATAAATCTTTCATAGAATAACTTACTAATCTGAATAGAATAATCCAACTTACGGACACGATTATCTTCCGTACCCTTGTTGTTCTTAAGAACTATAATATCTTGGATTTCTTGGTGCCAGATGGGGAAGTGGACGGTTGCTGAACCTCCACGAATCCCATTTTGTGTGCAACATCGTACAGTTGATTCAAACTTTTTAAGAAAAGGAATAACACCAGTATGGGCAACTTCTCCACCTCGGATCTTACTGTTGATTCCACGAATTCTACCTGCGTTAATGCCGATACCAGCCCTTTGTGCGACGTATCTGCCAATAGCCATATCACTACTAAAGATGCTATCGAGGGAGTCATCAACATCAACCAGAACACAAGATGCAAATTGACGAAGAGGTGTTCTGACACCTGCCATGATTGGTGTTGGAATGTTGATTCTGTGTCTTGAGATTGCATTATAATACTTACGAACGTAATCTAAACGAGTTTCCTTTGGGTATTTAGAAAAAATAGTTGCAGCAATCATCATATACATGAACTGAGGAGTTTCATATACTTTACCACTACTGCGATCTTGCACCAAATACTTATCTACAACCTGCCTAAGTCCAGCATAAGTAAAAAGATAATCTCTACTATGTTTAATATAAGTTCCAAGTTTATTGAGTTCATCTTCTGTATATGCAGTTAGAATTTCTGGATCATAAACTCCAACATCAACACAAGATTTGATATGTGTAAGAAACTCTGGATGTTCATGAATCTTTCCATAAAGTGATTTACGAATAGAAAATAAAAGAAGTCTAGCAGCAACATATTGATAGTTTGGAGTTTCCAAATCTATCAAATCTGATGCAGAACGAATTAAAATCTCTTGAATTTCCGATGTAGTAATTCCATCATAAAACTGAATTCCTGATTGTATTTCTACTTGAGATGCAGAAACACCTGCAAGGTCTCTACATGCCTCTTCAACCATAATGTGAAGTTTATCGAGGTCTAGTTGTTCAACATAACCTCCCCTTTTCACAACCTTAGTTCCATTAGTCATACTCTTTTCCATCCGATAAGTTTTGCATTTGCTTCTAATCCCATAAAAGTATTCTCCTTTATGATTTTTTCTACATCAAGTCCTTCTAATATCATATCATTAATGTCCTTATATTTCAAGTCTTGTGGCCAAATCACCACGGGAAATTTCATATCAATTGTCTTTTCGACTCTTGCTATCATTTCTTTATTTCTTTTTTCATTATCATAAACAAATACAAATTCAACATCATAATGTTGAATAAAAAACATATAATCCATATCAGCACCAACCATAGCAATAGCATTATTTAAAAACATACTATCAAAAGGTCCTTCGACAATATAAACTGTCTTATTCCAATCAATTTTATCCCAACCAAAAATCTTTGGTTGATTTTCATCTAAAATAATTGTAATGTATTTAACCTTTGATGATTTACTTAAACTTCTACCTTGATATCCAAAGATTTCACCATTCTTTATTAAAGGAATGATAATTCTAGGTTCATCATATTGAACTGATTTAAAAGTCGGTTTTTGTGTATTTGTCCATTCTTTAAATTTTTCACAATAATACAATTCACGTAGAAATTTTTCTGGTATTTGTCTTTTTTCTAAATATGCTCTTGCTGGATGTTCTATATTTAGTTCTGATATAGTTGGAAGATTTAAACTTTTTTTCTTGAACGACGGTTTTTCAAACTTAAATTCTGGTTCTGGAGTATTTGATTTTTTTCCGGTCAATCCATTTTTATATCTTTCCATCACATATTGATCATGTAAAGTAGAATCAAAATCTTTCAAAAAATTTGTGAAAGTTCTTGATGATCCACAATTATGACATTTAAAGTTATAATCATTCTTTACTTTGTAAAGATATCCTCGTGCTTTATTTTTATGTTTTTGACTATCCCCACAATAGGGACATCTAAAATTGTAGAGACCTGCTTTAACTAGTTTATACTTATCCAGTCTTGAAGATACAAGTGAAATAAATTTTTCATCAATTAAACTCATACAAAGGCAGGATCAGGAACTTTAGGTTAGCACGTCCCCATTCTTTCGTCAATTATTTGGAGTTCTATTTTCTTGAACTGAATGCATGTGACCTTCTCTTGCTTGTTGCATTTCACTGGGGGTCCACCATCCAGATGCAAGAGTTGAAAATGCTGTTGATAATACTGCTAATAAAATCCCACACCCAACTGTCATCCATTTAATCTTAGAAACTTCATCATACTTAGATTGTAAAAGAGCAATTTCATCACTCAGTTCAGATTCAATATCATTTATTTTATCTTCTGTTTTTTGGTGACTTATATTATTATCATTTTTCACATCTTGAATCATATTAATTAAGATATCATTTGTTTTCATAGCTTGCTCAATTCTTTCTTCATGAACAGCAAGCATTCTGCCTACATTGATATTTACTTCACTTAACTTTCCAATAGCATCATCAATTTTGTTGACAATATTTACAAAATCTGCAAACTTTTGTTCTAATACAGCAAGTTTAACTGTTTCGTTTTCCATTAGATTTAGTTGGGTTGCGGTGGAGAACGTTTAACCAAATTCTATGTGATTTTGTATGTTTTCTCAAATCTACTGGAGGTTCTTCTGGAGGTAATCCTGCAAGACCACCCCCAGTAGCAGTCATGTCTTCATTGATTTTCATTCTAATATTATTTAGAATTCTATCCAGTTTTGAATTTTTCATTAGATTGAATTTAAGATATTTAAACAATTATTATCGATTTCAATTTCATCCAAAAATGATTTTGGATATTCTGGAATACGATTTAAAAAATATAAAAACGTCTTAATTGAAGACCACAATTCCTTTTCAAGTTTAAAAAATAAAAGGGGAATAGCAGCATCATTGAAAATATTAAAAACAATAATAAAATGATTAACTAAAAGATCAACTTTAAGGTCACCAGTTTTTGCATATTTTCGAAGAAGTTTTTTAATATATTTAAATCTATTCAAATCTTCAAAAAAATCTTCTTTAGTTACTGCTTGAGGGTTATCATAATATTTAATTGCGAATAAAATATAATTGTCCTCGTTCAACTCATCAAACTTCATTTTTTATCAAGAATCTGGTAGAATTGTGTCATCATTTGCATCACCATAACTAGTATAAGTTGGAGGATTAAGAGTACTAATACCAGTCATTGCAACAAGAGTTTCTGATTTTACTCTCAAATTTCCATGCATATCTACATAAGTATGCACACCTACCCATCCAGCATGAGCAGGTTTGTACTTAGATCCAGAAGATATTAAAACAGCTTGTTCATACTGGTCAACACCCTCAATAAAGTTAGTAAGTCCTGTTGATGTAGTCTGTCTAACATTATAATTAGAATCTTCCAGTGTGTAAACTGGTTTTTGAGACATGGTATATGCTATACCAGAAATCGCAGCACCACTTAAATACTGAGTAGTTGCAATTGAAATTTGAGTTTGAGAAGTAATTGCAGAGATTACTGCTTGACCGTATGTACCTCCAACTCCAATGGTAATTACACTACCAACAGTTGCAGCCAAAAATGATGTGCCAGAACCAGTAATAACCTTTGTTCCGTAATTCACAGCAACTGTGCCAGTAGAGTAAATACTATCGGCTTTTCCCCAAAGTGCCATGTGCTTTCTCGTTAATTTCCTAAATTTATTTATAAAAATGGGGGAGTATCGAACTCCCCCAAATACATTTGAGATATTTTATTTAATTAACTCAAGGAGTAATATCTTTTGCGCCCTTTGCTTTCAGAGCATTTTGTGCCTGAATAAGAATGAGTGAAAGAATACCGTTTGCCTTGACCTTAGGATTTGCACCAAGTGCTTCTGAAACTGCAAAAAGAACAGTTGCGATAAGTGCTTGATTAGCAGTTGCCCATGCGATGATTAGTGATAAAGACATAATAACCTCTATTGTTTAGTTTCCTGATTTATTTATGCCAAATGCATCTCAAAAGTTGTAACGATTTTGAAGATATGAAACTACAGATTCGTTTTTATTTGATTTTTCAGAATCTGATTTGGTTTTTTGCAATTGAGCATCAGCAAGTTCTTTTCTGATTTGTGCTTGTGCTACCTTTTGTTTTGCTGCTACTTGAGGATCTTTATATTCAGTTTGAGCATCTCCTAATGGAGGAGTTGTCGATACTTCAGAAATATTTTCTTCTTCTTTCATAAAATAATTTAACATTGCTTCATAAGCAATTTTATGTTCTCTCGAATTAAAATTAAAGGATTCACTAGTGACTGGATTTAGATTGATCTTATTTTTAACTGATCCTGGTTTCCCATCAATTTTTTCAGATTTTTTTGCCTTTTTAATTGCATTATCCTTAACACCGGCATATTCATCTGCTTCATCTTCTACAGTACCATCTCCATCATAATCTTTTGACTTTTTGCCAGTCTTTTTATACTTACCCTCATACTTTTCACCTGCTTTAGTATAAGGATCTTCTGCTTCGAAGAAAGGTTCTCTAATTTCGTTAAAAGATTCTGACCAAATGTTAGACATTTACTTAATTACAACTTTTCTTTTTCTATTTATTTGCTTTGATGATTTAGAATAATTAATGATTAAAGTTCACAAACATCTTTAATCCAAGACTTAAACATAATACCATTTTCAGTTACACAAATAAGGTGATTTGTGCCAGAACGAATTATTTCTCCACGAAGTCCAGTATTACAATTCTCTACAATTGTTCCAACATTAAAAAGATCTCCAAAAACATAATTTTCTCTTAAATTTTTCCAATCTAAATCAGGAGCAATTTGCCATTTATAACATTCTTTTACATTCATTGAACTTCTTAAATCGTCAAATAATTGTTGAAGAATTTTTTCATCTACTCCCGATGGCATTACCTTCACAAAAGTTTCAGAATCTCCACTTGCTGCTGCATCTCTTGCAATTGAAGATTCTGATTCAGCATCCTTAGGTCCTGCTGAAACTACATTAATAGATTGATATTGATATTGTTGACCATTTGCCTTTGTAGTTAAACTATCAATTTCAGCAACTCTTTCGGCACCAGCAATAATATTTACAGAAGTATATCCTTCTTGATTTAAGAAAGTAAGAACATCAAAGATTGTTTTAAAACTATCATCATCAATAATACGTTCGGCATATTCAGGAAACATTTCCTTCATATATTCAATCTTCAATTCAGCATCTAAAGGATTTCTCTTATTATCTTGAGTTCTACTTGGGAAAATATAAAAGTTTCCACCAGAAGATACTTGCTCCAATGATTTAAAAAGTTTTTGATGACCCTTAGTTGGAGGATTGAATTTACCAAATGCAATACTTACAATATCTGCTCTTGGTGCAGTTACTGCTGGTTGTGCCTGTGCTCTACCAACCGAACCTGAACCTTGTGTTCCAGTTTTTTGTTGAGATTGAGTTGAAGATTGACCAGTTCCTTTTTTCGCAGGTCTTGCCTTTGTAGGTGCTTTATATTTAACGTCTGCAGGTTCTTGTCTTTGACTATCTTCCCCAGTTTTCTTTTCGGATTTTTTACCAGTAAAAAATTTGAGTTGCTGATTAACTGTCTTTGCAACCAATTTTCCTTGACGATCATACCAATCTCCATGACCATCACCAACCAATCCCATCCTCTTTGCTTGTGAAGATGCTGAGGTTTCAAGTGCTTCGGATAAAAAATCTAAAAACTTCTTCATTTATTAATTTCCGAGTAAATCAAATCTTGATTTTGGGATATGTAGGACAACCCAAACTTTTTTAATTTTAAATATTTATCTTTCTTATCTTTCTTATCTTTGTTGGATTCTACAAATGCAACAAAGAATCTTGCAAAATTTTCAAGTGATTTTCTCTTCAATTGTTTTATTCTAACTTTGGTTTTATAAATTTGAATGATTTCTGAAAATAGTTCGTTCATGACCATAAAACCTGATATAGTGCTCTTACGAAAGTTTCATCTTCTAAAGATACTGAAGAAGAAGATAATCCAGATATTTTAAATCGTAATATAGGTCTAAAATATCCACCACTAGCACTAGTTTTTCCTCGCAAATTTAATTTAGATTCTGTTGGGGAAAAACTAGGTATACTAAATGGTAAATTTTTTTCTCTAAATTTTCCATTTAATTTATTTTTATCTTCTCCCATATAATAAAATCCTTTATTTTTAATATGCAAATAAAAGGTATTTAATGAATTATAATATTTTACTATTGAATCTTTAATATCTCTTACTAAAGTTTTTTCTTTATATGGATCAAATCCTTTTTCAATTCTAATCAATTGACGTTCAAAATTAAGAGATTTGTTTAATTCATTTGTTTCAATCATATAAAGTAATGTATTTACATCCATTCCTTTATTTTTTTTATTTGGCAAATCCCAAGCATTAACTATTGCATCATGTAAATTTAAATTGGAAAATAGATCTTCATATAGTTTATCCATTTTTTGTGTAAACTTACTTCTAGATGAAAACTCCTTTTTAATTGGAACCCATTTTTTAGTTTTGGCATCTATTGTAATTCCCTTTTGTCCAAAATCAGCACCAATATCAGTTTTTGCTTCAATTCTAACCATTGATCTAAATTGATCTCGTAAAAATATATCTGGTTGTAAACTACTTCCAGCAACAGTTGCAGGAACATTTTCCGAACCAAATATAGGAGTTACTATATCAAGAAGTTCTTGTTCATACTGTTTTCCAGACTGTTCAGGTGATAACATAAAAGTCCCGTTTCTTGTATTTAGAAACGGGACCTATCAATTATCTATCGTCGTCTGCTCTATGCTCTGAGTAATAAACATCAAAGTTTCCACCGGGATAACGTTTCATAAGTTTTTCAACATTTGTTGAAACCACTTCATCCAATGAAACTTCAAGTGCAATACAAGCTTGTGCAACATACCACATAATATCACCAAGTTCAATCACAAGATGGTCCTTATTATCCTTATTCCAAGGTTTTCCTTGGAAAATCATTTTCTTAACAATCTCAAGAAACTCTCCACCTTCAGCATTAATGCCAATTCCAGCAGTCATTAACCGTTCAATATTTGCTCCCTTTTCATCCAACTCAACCATTCGTTCAGTCAAAGCAAGAAAATCTTTAGAGGCATCACTTGTAACCGCATCTACAAAATCTTTATACTTGGAAAAATCAATCTTTTTTGTCATTAGAATTTAAATCCTGAAAATTTACTTTGGTTTTGTTTTTCATCATAAGTATACTCTTCTTCTTTACCAGAGTCAAGTATATCTTTTTGAGCATTTTGTTCTACATCATAAAGACGCATTTTTGCTCTATCAATTCCAACTACAAATCTCTTATTCATAGTTGGATCATTATATCGGTTCTTTAATTGTTTTACCATAATCTGTCCCATATTTTCTAACTCTTCTGTGCTAATAAGGGCAAACATAAGATCAGCAGTAGCAGGGAGACCAAAGGATTCAGAAGTATCAGTAAGTTCAACATCAGAGTTGCCATAACCACCACGAGTAGTCTGAGTGGCAGACACAATTGGTACATTAGATTCAACTGCAAGTCCTCTAAGTTCTTCTGCAATTGATTTAATGTATGCATAAGAATTAGCAGAACCATTTGCTTTATGCCTAGAGGAAGCACAAATATTAAGGTAGTCAATAAAAATAATATCAGGTTTAAATGATTTCTTAAGAGAAAGTTCATTTAGAAGTGCCTTGAAATGTCCAGAATGTGCTGAAGCAGTTGGATACTCTTTAATAATAAGAGTTCCTTGTGTCTTCTTGCTAAGTTTATTTACTTTTGTTGCAAACATTCCTTTTGGCAAATCCCCAATATCTCGAATATTCACATCTAATAAGTTTGCGTCAATTCTTTCAGCAATCTTTTCCTCTGCCATTTCAAGTGTAATGTAGAGAACGTTGCTGCCCTGCAGGAGACAGGCACTAGCCACATGGCACATGAATAAACTTTTCCCGACACCTGTACCAGCAAGAGCGATATTGAGAGTCTTAGTAGGTAACCCACCTTTAGTAATTTTGTTAAAATAATCAAGGTCAAAGGGAATCCTATTTTCTTTCTTATGGTATGAGTCATAACGTTCTTGATAATCATTTAAATAATCGTGTCCAATGTGATTGTCGAAACTGACAGATAGTGCTTCTTGAAGAATATTTGGAATAGCATCTCTGCTCTTCTTTTCATCTTGTCCATCAGCAATTTTAATACTTTGCATAAGAGCAAGATAAATTGCTCGATCACGACACCACTTTTCAGTGATATCATATAACCAATCCAAATCTGCTGGAGAATTATCAAGATTTCCAACATATTCACAGATTGTTTTATAAGTATCTTCTGTAATATCAGTTCTTTTTTCAGTTTCAATTAATAGAACTTCCTTTGTAGCAAGATTTTCATAAGCAAGAAGAAATTTACATGTTTCATCAAAAACTACTTTTTCGTGAAAATTTTCAAAATATTCATTTTTAATAAATGGTAAAACTTTTCTACAATATTCATTATTGAAGAGAAGATTACGAAGAATAGTAGTTTCAACTTTTTCCATTACTTATAGTGTAGATATGTACTAATAATATATTTTGGAGAACTAATTGGAATTAGTCCAGCATGTGGGAACATCCAGAGGGGAGGAAATACAAGAAGATTTCCTTTCTTTGGTTTAATCATCATGTCAACAAATCGTGTTTCACCTCCCACCTCGACATCATTAAGATACCACATAAAAGATAAAAATCTTCTTGCGGTTTCATAATCAGATACATCAACATGAGTATCAAATAAATCATTCCCATCATTATTATATCGTTTAATACGAAATTGTTCAAATGCGTGTTGTTCTGGAAATACTCTACCATCTACCATTTCATAATATTGATTACGATAATCAAATGTTTTTTGAATAAGATGATTATGAACTTGATCTACCTCTTCACTAATCTTACAATTTTCCGTAAGATTAAATTGAGTGAAGTTTGGTTTTCTTTCATTATCTACCCGTTGTTGTTTTTCTGGAACTTGTTCGAATAGATTAATCAAAAAATCACATATATTTTCTTCAAGCACATTATCATAAACTTGAATTAAATTATTAAGAGTTGCCATAACTAAATTCTTTTCTTGCGGTTTCGTCAAGTGCCTGCATTACTTCTGGAGTAAAATACTTTTCTGGATTTTTTAGTATCTCCTTTGCATAGAGTTTCTTACCATCCATTTCATAACGTCCGGCAACATTCTTCCAAAGTCCACCAATCTCTCCAAGTTCCAGAAGACCATAATATCTGTCCAATCCACGTTCATCATAGAACAAACGTATTTCAACATCTTGATTTTCTTTACTTAGACGAGACTTAGCAGTTTTTGCCTTGATAATATTTCCAATAACGTCTGTTCCGTCCTTTTCTTTCTTCTTTGAAAGATGAACAATAGTAGAAGCGGCATATTTAAGACCACTACCACCTCCCATTTCTTTAGTAGGAACATAAGCACCAATTACATCATAAGTATGATTAGTCACGATCATTGGAATGTTTGCTTGACCTAGTTTCAGTGTAAGCATACGGAATGCACCTTTAATGAGTTGGGATTTGGTCATATCTCTCACCTCCTTGTCATTCAGGGCATCGTTGATTTCCTTGCTAGTCGAAAGCATTCCCAAAGAGTCTAGCACAAACATACAAGGATTACGTTCTCCTTCAGGTTTCTTCATATACAGATCAACTGCCTTCAGTGCCTTACCACGAAACTCTTCTACGGTGACAACATTGACAACAACCACACGAGTTGTGTCAACTCCTCTACTCTCCAATAGGGATCTTGTGATAGCAGCTTCAGTATCAAAATACAAACAATATCCAGTAGGATTATTATCAAGGAAATTCTTGACCACTGCCAAACTAAAGAAAGTTTTTCCAGTGCTACTTTCACCTGCAATTGCAGTAATCTTGTTACCAGAAACCC